TGTCCCCTGCTCGCCATCACAACCACAGTGGGTCAAGTCCCTGTCAATATGAAAATTACTCAATATAACGCAAATACACAAGTGGGTGTTGATGGACGCGGATATCGTGTTATCAACTGGCAACCCTTTGTGACTGGAGAACCAGCATACCCGACATGGGAACCAGCGCAGGAACGCGACCTTGCTGGATGGTGGAACTGGGCAGACAATCATTTTGATGCGGATAAAGGACAGCAGATAGAGACACGCCCTTGGAATGATTTACGGACATCATTCACGAGTGATAAATTGACATACATGCGTCAACCAACAACGGGAGACAACCGCCGTCTCGGTAAGGGAACATCGGGCGACTCCTTGTTTCAAAATCTTATCTTTACACAAGAGACTGAACTATACGATGAGACCTACCCATCTGGAAATGTTATGGATCTATTGGGATTTGCGGATTCACCTGTGACAGACTTTACCGTCGCAGATGCCACCACCTTCGCTGTGTTATTTTCAAGTGATACAATCCCTACGGGTTTCGGATCTAAAGCGATGTTTGTAAGGGTCGGCGGTCTCAGTCAAAAGTCTATGAATGCCTTCGCTCGTGTGCCATCTCAAATCATCGGTCATCTACCTATGTTTGAAGGTCAAGGTAAGACCCGACGATTACATTATGAACCTAATACCCTTACCTATTTAGACCTAAATAACCCTAGTGAATTTAAGGTTTCTGCCCTTGATATATCCTTCTGTTATGTGAATGAACGCTTCGCGACCGCCTTGACTAGTCAAAGTGTTGTGGTGCTCCATATCCGCCGTAGACCATAATAGATAACCTATCCATTATACACGGGAAATTAAGTCATTTATGAATATAATATTCATATTTTAACAATTTTTACGACATCATCATAAATATATTTGCGAGTATATAATGGATATGTCTAAATTGCCGAGCGCTCTTCAATATAGTATTGAGAAATCACCTGAACCACGACAATATCAGACGGATATAGACTCGTCGTTGCCTGTTGACGATGATGATACCCCTACGGATACTCCGACACTTCAAACAGATAATATGCTTGCGGAACAATTACCTGATATTACAAAGGAAGAGTTGATACCTGATGATATCTTTGATAAGATACAAAAGAAACTCGTGAAAGAGAAAAAGAAACTTACTCAACGGAAACCTGCTCCACAAACGCGTCGTGTCAAAGAAGACGAAAGCGATTATCAAGTGTCGTCTGACGATGAAGAAACAAAACAGATAAAACAAGCGTATGTCAAATTCAAGGAAGAAGCACCGCCACCCAAGAAGAAACCCATGCGATCCCTTTCTCCACCAGCACCCATACCAGAAGGAGTAAAACTAACAAAATCGGGGAAACCGCGGAAACAGTTATCAGAAGAAGCGAAAGAAAGGAGACGATTAGCGTTAGAAAAAGGTCGTGAAACGCGTCGTCGTAATATGCTGGCAAGGAAGGGACAGAAAGAGACATCACCTATACCCATCCCTAAGAAAAAAGTTGAGCGCCCCCAATCACCGCCGAAAGCAAAGATGTGGACGACAGAAGATTTAGCGCGTAGTCAATATGAAGCGATTGAAAGGTATGATAGCATAAGAAAGGAAAGGAAACAAAAAAAGAAAGAAGCGAAGGCGATAGAAGAGCAGAGACAACAAATCAAACAAGTCGTCCATCGTGAAGCACAATGGCAGATGAAGGCGGGTAGATTTGCTGGATGTTATTGATGCGTTTATTTACATAAGATTAAAATATACATAAAGTATATTATGGATAGTCGTGCCCCACCCCGCGTCTTGAAGGTCAAAGACATAGAAGAAGATTCGCGTTTCACAGATATACATCCTAATCTCCCACAGATGCCATCACTCCTGCTTATTATTGGATCGGTGCGTAGTGGGAAAAGTAATCTCATCACTAACCTGTTTTGTAATCCTGAGTTTTACAAGGATAAGTTTGACATCGTAAGGATTATCTCAACAACCCTTCACACAGATACAAAGGGTAAGATACTTGATAAGTTTTTTGATTGTGATAGTCATTATGAAGATAGCATGATAGAAGATATCAAGAAGGGACAACAGCGTGATGAAGATGGTAATAGACCTAGTTATGCCCTTGTGTTAGATGATGTACTAACAAAAGACTTTAGTAAAAACAACGCCGTCTCTTACTTCTCCACAAGGTTTAGACACTATATTGACCTATATGTTATCGCAACACAAACCTTTCGTGCGGTCTCTGGTATGATACGAAACAACGCGCAAGATGTAATTATCTGTCGTCAGCAGAATGATAAAGAGTTAGAAAAAATCGCAGAAGAGTATGGGTCTATGGTGGGGGGACTGGATAATTTCTTGAAGATGTATAAACAGATCCACAAGGAGAAATACCAGTTGATGTATATCAAGTTAAGTGAAAACCCCGCTCAAGTGTTTCATAATTTTGAAACAAAGATATATCCGAATAGTGAGTCGCATCCTGAAGAGTTAGACCTTGGAGATATTTAATACTAATTATCATTTGAAATATATAATATACACTATGTATATAAATGACTGAAATGCTTGACAAGGAGATACGGACGAAGGCGTATGAGAAACTATGTAAGTTAAATAGACGACACAAAGATGTGTGTAGATGGTTGCGACACGCGGATGGTCTTGTAGAGATTGATGCCATCGTTGAGAAAGCGGTTGAATTGTTTCCTGAGTGTAAAGCAGTCAAGGAGAAACCTGTTCGTCAGCGTCTTGAAGAGAAGCGAGCGAAGGGTCGTGAAAAGAAAGGATTAAAACCTAAACCTATTGTGTGGCATGATTCGGCACGCCATCATCTATGATATCATCATATATGAAATTTGGGTTGACTTCACCCGTCTCTGGATCGCCTTCAGCATAGTCATCATCTTCAGATTGCTCTAGTAAATCAACCTGCGCATAGACGAAGTCTTCGTCCATTTCAGCATCTAGTTTATCAAGGACTTCTGTGAGATTTGTAACACATTCAACAATCTTCGGTCGTCTCTCAATAAGAAGATGACATTTCTCGGGATACATCTGACAAAATTCAACTAACCGACCCTTTTTGTGATAGTAATTATATTGTTGATACGCCTTTTTGAATTCTTTGTGTTTATCGTAGTAATCAATTCGTTTTTGACGATTGTCTTCATACCACTGTTTAGATCGGGCACAATTCTTCGCCTTGAATTCAGCGTCGTCTTTCATCTCAGCATATCTCTGCTTATCATACTTCATCTTGACAAGATAATTTCTTATCAGTCTATCAACATCTATACCATCCATTATTTATCCTTTACTATAGACTATTATTTTTTCTTTAAATGGGATTTGTCAATCTTATGTGCTTTACTACTGGGGTCTATACTAGCATAGACGCGTGCCATTGCCCACTGCTCGGGTGATTTAACAGTTGGTCTCACGGACTTGGGGTTATTTTTAAAGGCACCCACCCCTTTGTTATAGATGGTTTGAAGACCGCTCTTTTTATACCCTGTGGTTTTTGAGATATCAGAAAGACTATGTGAAGTCCCCTTCTTAAATTTGTATTTACGATTATATTTTTCTTTGTAAGTAACAACCATATAATATATACACTATGTATATTATATGCCTATACAAGTAGTAATAAAAAAATCAACAAGACCCGAGAAGAAACTGATGGCGGTCTTTTACGATCACAAGGGTGGTAAGAAAATAAAGACGACACATTTCGGTCAAGCGGGCGCACCTGATTTCACGCGTACAAAAGATACAAAACAAAAAAAACGATATCTAGATAGACATCGTAAAAGTGAAAACTGGCAAGATTATAAATCAGCGGGGTCATTATCAAGATGGATATTGTGGGATAAACCCACAAGGGCAGAAAGTATAAGGGCGTATAAGCGTAGATTTAATCTTGTGTAAGATTAAGTTTCTTTTTGAGTTCATCATTCTCCGCCTTGAGTTTAAGTCCCATCATCATCCACTCCTTAAAATTAGCGTGTCTCTCCTTTTTGAGTTCGTCATTCTCCTTTGTAAGTCTCTCACCTAGTTTCCAATAGTCTTCAAAATTTTTATCCGCTCGCTGTTTCTCCTTGCCCCACAAACGCCCAAGTATCTCAAGACGGGTATCCGCACGATATTTCTCCATATCTCTCTCCCGCGTGAGTGTCTCAATCTTAGTTTTGAGTTGCCAGATTTCGTAGTGTGCTTTCGCTTCTTCATCAACAAGCGGGGTCTCCATTATTCTCTATAAACATATATATACAATACTCTTTAAGTATAAACACATTTGGACGAATCATTTGTCAACCCACTCGGATCGTGGCGCACCCATTCCAGTCTCTAACAGAGTGTCATACTCCCACTTGAGACGCTCATTCTCCTTTTTGAGTTTCGTGAATACATCGTTGTAGTCCCGCACATCGCGTTTTCTCTCAGCATCCTTGAGTGTCTCAATCTCCGCCTTGAGTTTTCTTATCTCTGCCTTGAGTGTGTCGTATTTCTGTCGGCACGGATGAGACCTGTTCTCGTGTACCATAAATATATTTTCAAAGGCGTATAAGTCTTGAATGTGTTGGATCAACTCTTTCTTACTCAAGCGGTTCAACCCTGCTTCACCACGCTCCTGTGCGTATTTGTCTTCCTTCTCACGACGCATGCGTTCAGCAAAGGAGATGGGCATTGTGCTCGGTTAGTTTGATAATCTGATAACTTTCTTGTACCCCTATCAAATTTCTGATAATTCTTAATTTTTACCCCAATCAAATTTCTGACATTTCTTAAATATACAAAGTGTATATTTACTCCATAAACAGACTATAGATTAAATCTTCTGGTACTCTGTATCTATCTAAACGATTAGTTCCACCACCCTTTACCATCTTTTGTCCTTTCGCAATACTATCAGCACCAATACCCATTCCCATCTTATGTTTTCTACTTTTTTCTATCATATTACCACACGATCCACTACCATCACATAATTTACCAACCCACTCTTGTTTATTCGTCCAAATGCGAGTTCGTTTTTTATAACCCCAATCACTATACATACAATAATCAACATCGTGAAATGGGATTCCCTTCATTATGTCTCTATTTTTGAGATTGCCACTCTGCGGATTTTCCATAAACCAATATGTCGGATTGAAATAATTTATTATCTCTAATGTTTTCAAGACTAATGTATCTGCGTCGTCTTGGTCTATCGCATTCTGTTCTTTTGAATAAATCGTTCCGTCTTTTAGTCTCCGTCCATACCAACATTTCTTTAATGCCGAATAATTAGTACAAGGCGGAGACCCCCATATAATATCAAAATGTCCTTTATCATATTGCTTGTAATCAAAATCCATAATATCACATTCGTGGTCTGCTGGTAATATCATATCAACAGATACACTATCCCACCCAAGAGCATCGCAACATTTACCAACTGACCGAGTTCCAGAAAATAGTTCTAATACTTTTACCATTTATACTATCATATGTAATAATTCACATTTTTAAACGCATCCTTCAACACGCCCCACAGCGACTTCAAAGATTTCATCGTCCATCTCTATACCGATAAAGTTGCGGTTCATATTCTTACACGCCACACCTGTGCTTCCACTACCCATCGTTGGGTCTAATACAACATCACCTTCCTTGCTGTAATATTTCAAAATCCATTCCATAAGAGCGACGGGTTTCTCGGTTGAGTGCTTACCCCTTGTAGATTTAATCTCAACCATACTATGGGGTAGTGGTGGATCATAGACTATCCGATTTTCTCTATCATCGCGTTTGACATTCCCATATAAATCACTATTACTTACGCGGTCATATACGATCTCGGGTTCTTGTTCTGGTAAGATAGATGTCGGCAACTTGGGTTCATACCGCGATTCACCTTCCGTTCTCTGCGGTTCAAAAATTCCAAAATCACCATACAAACTCTTACGGGAGTTTGTCAACTCTTCTTTCACAATAGACACGGGTAGTGGGGGGTCATACGCGTGTTTTCCGTCATAGTCCTTGTTGTATGATGGTCTGATTCCGTAAGGTTTCCCCCCGTTGTAAATACTACCTTCGTTCGTCATCTGTGGTTCCTT